CGTTGAGTTCTGTCGGTAGTTGGTGACATCCTTGGTCAGGCTCTCGAAATCGAAAGCCTTGGCACCGTTGTCACCGTCCTTGAAATAGGGTTTGAATGTTTCGCTTTGCGCCCACTCCCCGGGGATGGAGATCCCTGGATCTGCCGCCGGCGCGGCCGCGGGTTCTGTACTTCCGGCGGGTGTTCCTTCGGTTCCCATTTGTCACACTCCTTGTTTTTGTTAGATGCTCTCCCGTGCTTCCTTTTCGATTCGTTTCGCCTCTTCTTCCCTCACCTTGTTTGCTGCTGAACGTCTGCGGTCAAGTAGTGCATGGGCAATGTTGATATCGGCCAGCGTAACCGCATCGAAAACTGTTCTGCCCACACCGAATGGCCCGATATTGGAAGCATCCAGCCCAGGTGACCAGAAAGCGCAGAGGTCTGATAAAAGCCACTCCAGCACAGCGAGGCCGTCATCACCGGAGAATACCCGTTTAATTCGTTCCAGATGATCGGACTCTGACTGTAGTTCTTTGATTTTTGCATTAATTATCGCCTTTTTGCGTTCCCTCGGGTCGGCAGGGTTCATGTCACTCACCTTTCAGAACACGCTTGACTCTGTTTCAAATCCACATTCATCTTCTATGCGTTTTTTTTGAATTAATCTTTCTTCAATACCGCTGATTAATTTATCCCACAGGTTATCAATATACATATTTGATTTTACTTTTGCGTCTTCTAACATGAAATTAAAAACATCATACGCAGACGGCCTATATTTATTAAAAAGTGGAACCTCAAAGGCTATTGCCCTTTTTTCTGCTATTTCTGCTTCTCTCCTATTTTTAAACTTTTCTATTTTTACTATTTTTATGTCATTAAACCATTGATTGTTTTTATGCTGTTGCAACCTTCTAATAGAAGAAAGTGAAATACCAACATAAAGCAGATTCCCTTCACTATCATAATGTCTATATAAATCATTATTCACGCCGCCCCCATGCTCTGCTCAAGCTGTCCCAGAGCCGTATCCTCGCCGGCGGGAGTCTCACCCAAGGTCTTGACCACACCGGCCTGATTCTGGGCGTCCATCAGCGCCTGCTGCCGGGCGGCCTCATCGGCCTTGACCTGGCGGATCTGATCCACCTGATCGTCTTCGCGCACGATTCCGGACGGCAGATTGATGATATCGCCGTAGACCTCCATGAGCTTATCCATATCGGTCTTGTCTATGCTCGTTGGGTTGAGTTGGGCAGCCGCGCCGGCCATCTGGACATAGGCCTGGATGCTCTGGGCGTTTACCAGTTTCTGGGCCTGGGCCAAGATGGAGATATATTCTACCTTGTATTCGGCTTCGGCCACATCCGGCGGAGGAGGTTTCAATAGCCCTGCCCGTCCGCACAGGGCGAACACGCGCTCGATCACCGGGTCCAACATCTCGTATAACAGCCGGTTGATGGCTGGCCCGAGCATGATCATTTTTTCTTCCTGTCGAGCGTTTACCTCGGTTGCGGTCATGGACTGATCCGCGTTTGCAATCATCAGAAAAAGGTCGTTGAACATCAGGCGCCGGACCTTCGTCTCGAGCTTACCGATGCGATCTTCATAGAGCCTTATGGAATTGGGGTCGATATCGATCAGGCGCTCAAAGGCCTTGGAACCTTCCTTGCCCTTGTCGTACACGTTCTTGGCGCCGGGCGATAGGTCGAGCATCCGGTCCTTGAAACCGGACGGAACCCCCATCGGAGGGTCAAGGAACTTGTCCTCTGCAAGCTGCGCGTTGAGTTCCATGCGCTGGATCATCTTGGATATACCGAGGGCCTCCGGACCCGGACCCCAGCCGTAGGCCTCATGGGTCAACGCCTGCCACCGCGGCGTGACCATGGGCATCTCCATGTATCCGGACTCCAGCAAAACATCTTTATTGTTCTGCCACTCCAGGTAGATCGATCTCCATGGCATCTGGGATGCGAACTCAGATCCCTTGACGTAGTCCTCACGCGGCTCGATACAATGCAGAACCGTGCGCCATTCGTATGGGTTGGTTTCAAGAAGATTTTTACAGGTGTCGCTCAGTTTAGACTTTCCGAACATCTTTGCCATCTGGTGGACTTGCATCCGGATCTTGCGGTAGAGGCAATGGGTCCGAGCCCTCTCATCTACGGCAAACCGATAGTCACCAGCGGTCAGATATGAAAAGTTTACAACGTGTTCAGGATGGCTGTCAACGAACAGGCAGCCGGTCCCGAAACCACCGACTTCCTCATAGACGTTGTGGACTACGCTGTAGAAATTACTACGCCGCAATACCGCATAGAGCCGCTTCTCGCAATCGTCCAGCCAGGCCCTGCCGGCCGAAAACTTGTCCAAATCAGGATCTTGAAATCCCAATTGGAACCATGGACGGGCCGGAGAACTCAGTCCACCATGGAGTCCGGCGCCCATCATGTGCAGGGCGTCCGCGGACACCGGGTTGATCAACTTGCTCGATGCCCTGGTCTTCTGGTTCGCCTCGCCTTCCTGATCAATGAACCGGCCGCGACCAGGAGCGACATAGTCGGCCAACTCTTTATAGAGCGCCTTCCACGGGTCGTACTGTTTATCCATGCTCTGCCAGTTGCGGAAATACCTGGCGTTGGCGTCTACAGTCCTGGTCTGTGAATATAGGTTTGACTCCTCTACTGCGTCATCGGTAGGCATCGGCTCATCCTAACGTGGACCGGCCGACGTTGGCCTGTCCAGGCAGTCCGGTGTATGAACCCATCAGGGTGGAAGGGTTCTGGGTTCCATAAAGAAGAAGACGTTTTTTTCTCTCCTCCTCTAGGTTGGCGATCCTGGCGGCTTCGGCCTCGGCCTCGGCAGTAGATGTGGCGTACTGATCCTTGGCCTGGTTCCTGGCTTTCTTGGCTTCCTCTGTAGCGTCCTTCTGAGCCAGATAGCCGCCTGTCACCAAGTTTCCAAGACCCTTATGAACGTCCTCGTAAATTTTATTACCAGCATCCTGAGTGATGGCAATATCAACTCCTGGAAGCACCCCTCCGGTCCCGAGAAAGCTCTGAATACCGCGCTTGCTGAATATCTTCTTGAATGAGAAACCCATCGCGCTACCTCCTTGCGTCGAGCATCTTTAGTTTGTCCCACGGGTTCCAGGCCGGTTTTGATCCCGGTATTTCCCGATCCATTCGCTTTGCCACCGGAAACGCAAACGTCATCGAAAGGGCATCAGCGCAATCGGGAGAGGCCAGCCCCCTGGACTTCATGTCAGACTTCTTTTCGAGCTGAAACTGCTCCTTGTTGCTGAAACCGTATTCGGGTCCGGTAAGATCATCCTTGAGTTGCTGATCTTCTGGGATGCAACCGTCCTGTAACCAATCGCGCATAAGGCCCCACATCTCAACGCGCTTATTGAAATATTCATCACCATTATCGGCGGATGCCCCAGCATAGACTTTGTAAATAATTTCACCGTGGCCCAACTGGATGAGCCGGTCAGCAACCCCAAGGCCGAGCCCGGTTGAGTCCACCATCACGCCATCTGGATTGTATTTTGATATCTCCTGTGCGATCAGGGACGCAAATGTCATAGTCCATTGCTGATCCATGCTGCGAGGCCGATGCTTCTGCATTTCAAGGGTGGCCAGGCCCTGGCGCACATAGATAACACTCATATCCTCGCCAAAGTCTGAAACATCGACCCCTATCAAGACTGGGGCGTGTTTGTAACTATCTGGAGCAATTATCCTTCCGAAAGCGTTATCAACCACCTCGGATGAGATGAACTGCCGGAATCCAGCCCGGGGGGCCTGTCCCTTTACTCTGACCCTGAAAAAGTCGCTGTCCTCGCCATAATCCTTTGCCCATTGCTCTATCTGCTTCTTGTCGGCTTTCTTGGATGTTCTGCTGTCGATCTCGTAGGTGATCCAACGATGCCTGAATTTGTTGAAGCACTCATGGAATCGTCCGGTGTTCTTGGTACGGTTGCCGAACACGATCCATATCGCGCCGGCCGTGGTCATGGCACCTTCAGCCACTTCCCAAATTATATCCTCAATGGCAGAGGCCTCATCGAACAGCATCATCACATATTTTTCGTGAGTTCCGGCAAAGGCCTCTGAACGCTCCTTGCTCCAAGGAACAGCGGATGCAAACCATGTTGATGCATGGTCGATGTTATAAAACTTAGTTGCAGTCCATTGGAACCAATGAGCGTTGATCGCAAGCTTGTGCCACTTGGAAAGTTCGCGCCATGTTTTCTGGGAAAGCTGATCGGATGTGTTTGCGGTTACGGGGAGTTGGGGATTCGGTCTGGTCGACATGAACCAGATTATAATCCAGGCGATCAGACAGGTCTTGCCGATACCATGGCCAGACCCCGCGGCGATCCTGATTGCGCCATCGAGATCGTTGCGCTTTAGCTCTTCACCGATGCGCCTCAAGACCTTTTCTTGCCACTCATCGGGCCCGGTTTCATCGACCAGCGGTCCAGGTTCACCCCAAGGAAAAGCAAAAAGCACAAAGCCCAGAGGATCATAAACAAACCGGGCGATATGCTCTTGTAGCTCAGTCTCAGGGTCGCGCTTTTTAGCCTGTGCGCTCAAGGGCTTTGGTCAACCTCGCAACCAAGTTGGAGGTTTCCGTCCCAAGATCGAGGTCTATCTTTTCGCGGAACATCCCCAGGTGCTTCCCGATCAATTCAATGGCGCGAACTTGAACAGCTGGTACTTCGCAAGTATCGGCCGTTGTCTTTAGTTTTTTAATCACCCACTCTATTGAAATTTCTTGCTTTTCTGCAAGCTCCTCGGTTTTCTTAAGAATTACCGCGGAAACTTCAGGGTTTTTCAGGAGATCGTGACCGTAAGATCCAGCCGTGCGCTTTGAATATCCAGTTCTAATAGCGGCTTGAGTTGCATTTCTATCTTTGAGATATTCAAGAACGAATCGTTGTTGTTTAGCGTTCATAGTTACCAGATAGTTTTTCCTCCAAACCCGGGTAGCTGCCGAACTACCCGGGAAAGGAGGAGGAAAGTGGGGGCGAGGCTGCGTGCGTCATTTTCTAAGTTTTGAGTTTAGCTTGAGAGTCCCAGCTGTTGCCCCCATGCTGAAGGATGGTAGGCACGTTGT